GGCGCACCGTCATTCTTGTGGCGCGTTAAAGATTTAGACAAAGCCAGACTTAGACTTGGCATTAGAGGGAATGGAAAATGAAAGATGAACTTTTATACATAGCCATTGGCGCGTTTTTGATTGGCGTTGTTGCGTCAACGTTAACAATTTACGCAACACACAGGCAGTATCAAAACATTATTAAAACTAACATTGGCGAGTTTATGCTTCGTGACGGTAAAGTGTATGGTGTCTATGAAATGACGCGCGATGTGCAAGGTAATATGGTGGCGAGATGATTCATTATCATGGCACACCGATTGGCGGAACACGTCAAGACGTAGCACGATTTCTTGTCGGCCGCCACGCTTTAATCCCATTTGGAAGACAAGATGACACTGGCGCGGTGCTAGAGTTTTGCCAATCTTTTGTGCTAGATAATGGCGCGTTTAGCCATTGGAAAAAAGGTCACGGCGCAATTGACTTTGATGCGTATTTAGCATGGGCGCAATCGCTATGCCGCCACCCATCTTTTGACTGGGCATTAATCCCCGATATTATTGATGGCACAGAAGAAGATAACAAAAACTGGGTGCTAAAATGGACTAGAACAGGAACAAAAGCAAAAGGTGTTCCTGTGTGGCATTTGCATGAGTCTTTTGAATATCTTGAATGGCTTATTGATTCTTTTGAAATTGTGGCGTTAGGTAGCAGTGGAGATTATGCAACACCAAACACAAAAAAATGGTGGGGTAGAATGTCAGAAGTAATGAGGATTGTTACGGATGATAAGGGAATGCCTAAATGTAAATTACACGGTTTGCGTATGCTTAACCCTAAAGTGTTTACTAAACTGCCATTGTCATCAGCAGATTTAACTAACGCCGCAGTAAATTGTGGGTCACTTGATAGATTTGGAATTTATAAACCCGCTACAGCAGCTCAGAGAGCAGCGGTAATTGCAGACAGAATTGAGCAACATAATTCCGCGCCATTTTGGATAGAAAATTTAGAGGGTACAGAATGACAAAAGATGAATGCTTTAAAAGATTAGAAATGGCGCAAAAGAACAAAAAGGAATTGAAGAAAATTAAACTTCAACTCCTCAAAGAAATCGAGCAACTGAAGTTAATGCTGAGAGCATTGGAGGAAGGGTAATGGAAATTGATGATGTTGCAGCGCTTATGTTTTACATTGGCGTACTATTTTTAACGGGGTTATGGCTATGTCATTAGTTAAGCCTGTATCTCCAGTATCACCTGCGCCAACAGCCGTTGACTGTAAACATGACCATTGGCGCGTATATAATAGTCTCGGGTATCGGGAGTGTGACCGGTGCAAAGAACAAAGACCCATATTTAACGATATACGGCATCAAAGATGAATATTTCACAGATTTTTATTGGCTTGTCACCATTTTTAAAAGACAGATTTACAAGCGAGGTATTTACGCTTGGGCTTATTAACGAGCTAAACGAGCAACGCTTTCGTGCTAGATGCAGACGATTGATACGTCAGCACAACGGCGAAACGCGCAAGCTGTACAAAGCGCTAAACAACTTAACAATGAATGACAGATTGCGGTTTTTTGACGTGGTGAGCGGACATGAATGACAAAGATTTAGATATAGTAAGAGAAGCGGTAAAGTACAACAGTCAAACAGGACACTTTTACAAAGGGGGCGCATCTACGCCTGCTGCGCTTAACTGGAAAAACAAAAACGCAACAATTAACGTTAAAAAGAGCGGTCTGCACACTAACTTTTTAGCGTGGAAGGTTGCGGTGTTTTTAGCCTACGGTTGGTACCCAGCGCATACTGACGCGGTAGAATATTTAGATGACAATCCGACTAATCTGCGCATCAGCAATATTAGGGTCATTAAAGCCTCTGAAGACGAGATGACCATGATTGACTTTTGCGACGAAAACGACTTGCGCTACCCTAGCGTGTCAGCGCTTATGCGCGGCGAACCGTTTACCCGTCGAGTAGAGAACGGGTATTCAAGAGCGTATTTTAGTAAAAGCATACTAGAAGCAAATTGCGCTAAACTTCTAGCTAAGAAGCTCCGCGATGAAGAAATAAGAGAGAAGCCCAGAACGCGGCCAATGGGCAAACGCCGAAATGAACATTTTATGGATTTCTTGAAAACACATTATATCGTGCCTAAAGGTTGGGAGATGACATTATGCTAAAAGGCGACTCAGTACACGCAGGCGACCCCGTAGACGCGCCAGCGCACTATCAAGGTAACAAAATGCAGTGCATTGACGCAATGGAAGCAATGCTAAGTGTTGATGAATTTAGAGGGTATTTGCGCGGTAATATTTTTAAATACCAATGGCGTTTTAGAGATAAAGGCGGGCTTGAAGACCTGCGCAAAGCACGGTGGTATTTAGACAGACTAATCAAAGTGGAGAATTTCTAATGTACGCATTTAAAGGCTACCCCGTAGACCAAGACCCAACCATCAAAGCACTACGCGGTGATGATATGGAAAACTATATGAATTTGCTCAAATGGCTAGATACCGTGCCGTTTATCCCTTTGAAGGTAAGCGACATCGTGCTGCCTTGGCGGGATAGATGAAGCCAAAGCTCAAAACGATGAATGGGGTGTGGATATGCTACACCCCTTGCTGCTCCATTCCGATGATGGCAGACCACCCAAAAACGGCGTACTTAAGATGGAAATTTATTAATGCTAAGACCCAACCAGATAGAAGCTGTTGTTTTTTTGAGCCAAATAAACAAAGGGATGATTCTTGCCCCAGTCGGGGCTGGCAAGACAGCGATAACATTGACAGCCATGAAGGAGGCGCTCGACACGGGCAGAGTACGTCGGTTCTTAGTGATAGCGCCAAAGCGTGTCTGCACGGACGTGTGGACGATAGAACCAGCGAAGTGGGCACCAAGTCTGACAGTATCTATCGCCGTTGGCTCGCTAAATCAGCGTCTAGCGGCATTTGACGCGCCTACGCAGGTGGTTGTGACTAATTACGACACCCTTCAAACGCTACCGCCATTGCCTGACTTTGATGGCGTGGTGTTTGATGAGTTGACTGTTTTGAAAAACCCGTCAGGCAAACGTTTTAAAGCGCTGTTTGCGCGTATCAAAGACTTCAAGATTAAATGGGGGCTTACCGGCTCGTTTACTAGTAACGGGCTTGAGGACGTGTTTGGGCAATGCAAGATAGTAGACGCAGCGCTTCTTGGCAAATCAAAAACCGCCTTTCTTCAAACGTATTTTGTGCTACTCAATAAAGACTTTGGCGAATGGGTAGCCAAGTCCACTTCACTGCGTGACGTCATGGCGGAAATTAAGCCCGCAACGTACCTTATTGACACGCAAGAGTATATGGACACTCTGCCACCGCTTAACGTTGTGCCAGTCAAATGCGCGATGGATATGAAGCAATACGGTGAGATGAAGAAAGACTTTGTAGTGTACTACGAAGACAAAGAAATCATTGCGGTTAACGCCGCCGTAGTGGTCAACAAACTGCAACAAATGGCTAGCGGGTTTTCCTACATCGAAGGACACCCTACGACTTGGTTCTCGCGCCACAAGTTTGACCGTCTTGACGAAATACTGGCAGAAAACCAACACGCTAATACAATTATCGTGTACAACTTTCAAGCAGAGCTTGAGGAGCTTAAACGCAGATACCCTAACGCGCAAACAATCGATAAGCAGGGCGTCATTTCGTCGTGGAACGCAGGGCGAGTAGAGTTGCTACTGGTTCACCCTAAATCGGCAGGACATGGGCTTAACCTTCAATTTGGCGGCAGTAAAATGGTCTTCCTGTCGCTTCCGTGGTCACTTGATAGATATGAGCAGACCATTGGACGGTTGCACCGTAGCGGGCAAAAGAGCGCAGTATATTGCTATGTACTGTTAACAGACAAAACCGTAGACGAGCGCATATTTGCAAGTCTGCATGACAAACGCGCAATCTCAGATATTGCCTTAGAGGAATTAAAATGAACAACTTAACATGGCGTGACATCTTTTTTAATTTGAACAATTACACAGAAGACGAATTACAAGGAATGATTGAATCAGAGCGTCACGGTAAACGTAGACGCTCTATCTTGGTGCGGTTGCATCAGCGCTACTGCATACTACGCGCTAATCGTGAGCGTGACGAATTACTCGCTTAAAAACAATTCTGCTTCCGCATTTCTGCGTCGAGTAAGCCCGGCTAATACTTTACCGCCGGCCTTGTTC